GTTAGTTTCGTTTAAATTTTAAAAATTTAATTTCACAGAAATCTACGCGAATTTTTGCGTAGTTGAAAGGAAGTAAAAATTTCCAGCGGGGCCTGGCCTTGTTGGCCAAAGTCTCTGCTTCGCTGACTCCTCTCTAATTGGTAGTGACCAAACTTCTGCTCTCATTGTTAGAAAATCCGGAAAATCCGATTTTTCTAGAGCTTCAGTTCGTTCTATCATACCTGCACGTTCCATCCACCGTAAAGTGTTGAAATGTGGTTTGACACCTCTTTTGATCACAGTTTCATACCAAATGTTTTCACAACATTTGTAGAATCTGAGTGAACATCCACAGCTAGCCATCGCTAATCCCATAGCGGTAGCAGCAAGTCGAGTCCAGTCTTGATCGTGTTCTGGAAAGAACAAGTGTCTTAATAAATCTTCATCTGTTCGGTACGGTAATCCATATCGATTAAAATACCCTAGAACAGTAATACTGTCTAGTCTATTTTGAATCATTGATTTTTTGACGTTCAATTTTGCATTAAAGTAAAATTGTGCAGCCTTTGCTAGCATGTCAAGAAATGTAGGTCCGTAGAGTTCGAAGACTCTTTCATAAAAAGCGACCAATGAATCATCTCCTTGTATTCGAATCCAAAATCTTTCTGATTTTATATCGATACCGAGTGATGACAAACAAGTGAGAATCATTATGCAATCAGCAAATGTATCCATCAATTGTGTTTGTTGGTAGCCTGATCCAAATCCGTTGTAGGTCCATTGATACAGTTCTCCGTTCGGGAGAAGAATTGGGTTAAATTTGATGCTATGACACATCCATTTCCACAATCTTTCTATATGATTAGGATCTTTCGGTTTTGGTGTTACGTAAATTGATGTTGCCTGGTAGTAGTTAAAGTCAAAGTAACTCCTCCATATATTATGCACAATAGTGATAATAGCAAAAAGTAATCGACGATCAAATTGTGACCAATCAATACTTATTATAGTGTTTGGACTGCCTCGATGATTAATCTCATCAGTCAGTTTCTTCCAACCACCTTTCATCATTTCTCTTCCCCATAGTAATCTACCTTCATCATTGTTGAGGTAAATCCTTTGCATTTGCCAGATAAACATGTTCTCAGCCATTAATAATAGCTTCGGTGCTCCAAAGACAGCTCTGATCTTGTCAGGTTCATCTTTTGCGACCACATGTGATCTTGCATGTAATGTGTTCCAATAGTAAGTTTTGGGTTCGCCGTTCTGCGTCCAAAATTGATTAGAACCATACTTTATGCCATGTATTAAACTTCTATTATATATGAAAATTTCATTATATAAGTTGTGAAAATTGGTTGAATCATTTAAGATTACACCAATAGCCTGTTTATACCTTAACCATTCTTTAACGGTAAAGTATTTACTTACTTTGTTCTTGAAATAACTCCATTTTTCGTCAAGCCAATCATATGTAGTTTGGAATGGTACGAATTTGAAATCATTCAAATTCCAAGGTGCTTCAGCACTCGTTGGTAAAGTCCAGGGATAGTATCTTAAATCAGGGTATGATATAGGATACAATGTTTCACTAGGTTTAAACATCAATCGCGTTGTCTCAATCGCTGATTCAGTGTGTATATCAAACGGAATATCATGAAACGGTTGCTCAGTTAACTTGAAGTTTTCAATAACTGCAGAATCGCTAAAATCTGATCTTCTGTTTTCTAATACTTTACTGATTTCATCAGTCGAGTAGTACTTAGATGCACTCTTGTAGACAATTTCGAATCTGTGTTCAGTGACTTCACGTGGAAGTTTGTACTCGAAACGCCATGGAATGATCCAGTCCGCAATCTTTTGTAGGAAACGTAAATTCATTTGTTTCAGTGTAAGTCGAATACTTACTAGTTTTGGGTTCTCTATAAAGAGCTTTT